CTCGATGTCCCCTTTTTCATACTCTAGGTGAGCCGAAGCCATAAAGTCCTCTAGCGGGCTCACAGGGCTTTTTTGAGCATGTGCAGGTAATTCGTTACGAGTTGCGATTCGCTTAGTTGAAGTTCCTAGAACTGCTGAGATTGCTCGACCCCATGCTGAGGTTTCAGCGTTCATAACTTCGGAATCTCTCTTGAATGATGAAGTGCCTGGCACAGGTTCCCAAGCAGTTCCATGACCAGGTGTTAGATCATCTGGAGTTCTGTAAGCAGCTGCAGTATAGACAACCCATGACTTACCTGCAAACTCGATAAACTCGATTCTCACCTGCTGGAGTGAACCCTCTGGATGCTTCTCTTTGAATAGTTTTAGCCTCTCAGCCACGTCTACATATTCGTCAATACTAAAGCCCATGTCTAGCCTCTCTTAAACACAATAAATGGACCGCCAGAACCTCTGCTCTGGAGGGTTACTACCTTCTCACCTTCGAATGTTCCAACACGGATTCCATCCATCATGGCAAGCACTTTAGATTTCAACAGGGTTAGGCTTTCATCTGCTGAATCAAACTCCTCTTTCGCTCTCATTAGAGCAGGGTAAAGTTCCCCTAGTTCAATGTCACCGTCATAGATTCCCTCTGAGAGAGTTCTAACAGTTTCATAAGTTGATTTGGAGCCGTCCCATTCAGGTTCAGTTCTCAGTTCAATGCATGCTAAGAATTGCAGAGCCTTTTCCTCAAGTTCAGCTGCATAGTCAGCGTCATAAATAATTTCATGTTCAACCAAGTCACCGTTAGCAACAGCAACTAGAACACCACGCTTGAGACCTAGGACATGCAGATACCACATGACCTGATCTAAATAGTGAGGTGGTAGTTCATTCATCGGGTTGCGAGAGAACTTGACTTCCAAAATGCCTAGTGAACCGTCAGTCCATTCAATGAATGCATCAGGGTTAGCTTTAAACATCGGGTTTGCAACTGACTGCCAAGTGCCAGTGTTATGAGCTGTGAGCCAGTCTTTGTTTTCCTCAACCCAGAGGTCTTGAATAGGTTTCTCAAACGCTGTGCCTAATCGCATGGCCATAGATGGACCGGTGGATTCTCGAGGCAATTCGCCCAGGTATTCGTAGTAAGCGGTGTAGGCAGAACGCCAAGGGTTGTGACCCATAAGTGAGCCGATAAGTGAACCTGCTACGCCCTTACGAGCGTTATGCCATTCAAGGGAATCATGTTCAAAATAGCCGAGGAGTTTGGCAGAGCCAAGTGCCTCTATCTGGTGGTCGATAGTCATAGAACTACTCTATGGCATTACTCAGACTTATTGCTACTGCCCAGCGTGTCTTTAGGGTTGATGATTCTGATTAGAACTGGTATTGCTGAGATCCAAACCGTGTTAGCGACCACTAACCAGTCAGCTGCAGTGAACAAGAATGGTAACTTGCCAATAGCGAAAACAGCGGTTAGAGATGTTGCCAGGAGAGAGCGGAGATAACTTGAGAGAATCGGGTTCATTTACTTTCCAATCTTAGGTAGATACTTTAGAGGGTCCTCGACTGGCATGGTTGCCAGATGTTCTGATGGTCCACACATGAGGTGCAGATGAGGTCCTGAGCTCGTCCCAGAGTTACCGCTGTGAGCAATAACCTCACCTTGACGAACTTTCTTTCCAACTTTGACCTCAGCTTTGTCTAGGTGACAGTAAGCGAAAACCCTGAGCCGTCTATCATCCTCACCACCAACCCAGCATCTAAGTTCGACAACATGACCGAGGATTCTTGATTCATAAACTTTGACAATAGTTCCAGTGCCAACGGCTTTCAGAGGTGTTCCAACTGGCACAGCATAATCAACACCACGGTGAGGACCTAAGCCCATAGCTTTACGTTGCTCAGAGTGAGTTCCAAACAAGTCAGTGATCTTGGCTGGATTAACTGGATGAAGTAAAGACATCAGAGACCTAGCCATGGAGAGACGACCGTTGAAGATGTCAAAGTTGCAGTCCAAGTTGATGGCAGACTTGAACTACTAGCAAGATAGGAAAAAGCATTGGCTGACAGGTTGGTTTTTTTGATAAGGAACGGAGTATAAGTAGCACTTAAAGGACAATACAATTGCAGAGTTGTAGTGTGATTGTGAACCAAACCAATCCAATAAACTTTTTGACTAACCATAGGAATAGACAATCCTGTTGTTTCCTTTAAACCAGTCGTTGTTCCAGTTGCAATCGTTCCAGAATACAAAAGGGTGGTTGGCTGTCCATCAGAGTCAGAGTCATAAATTGCCCAGTTCACGTTTGCACTTGTAGCAATTGCAGTTACCACTTGAATTGCGACCTTAGTGAATGTCACGTCAGTGGATGGAATATAAGGCACAACATAAGCAAAGTTCTGAGTTATTGTTACAGCTGATGGATTTTGTGAGCCTCCATAATACTGACCTGAATAATATTGATTTGGCAATAACCAGATCTTAGGTGTGGTCCATTGAGTGTTGTAATCTGTGCCGTCAATCTTTGAGAGAACCTGATTTGCAGTTCCACCAGTAGGAACACCCTGACCGTTAGTTCCGTTAGTTCCATTAGTTCCATTGGTTCCGTTTGTTCCAGCTGCACCTGTGGCTCCAGTAACACCTTGAATACCCTGTGGACCTGTTGCCCCTGTAGGACCTGTAGGACCTGTCGCACCCTGTGGACCTGTAGCACCTGTTAAACCTTGAGGACCTTCAATGCCGACAGCACCATCTAAATTTACTTGCCAGGATGAATACGTGCCTGAACCTGTTTTATTCTTTAAAGCTACAACCAAAGAGCCTGTGGTCTGGTTGTATGAAACTACCTCACCGTGCATGTGATTACTTAAATCGTAGGCAACGATAACAGTCTGAGCGACAGAATAATCTAGGTTCTTATCGACTGTGATAAGAGTTATGTTTCCGCTAGAAGCAATGGTCAATGTGGATGTTGAAGTTGTGTGATACCTGTCACCCTCAGCACCAGTCGCACCGGTAGCACCTTGAACACCTTGAATACCTTGAGGACCAGTCGCACCAGTCGCACCAGTAGTTCCAGCAATCCCCTGAATACCCTGTGGACCTGTTGCACCAGTAGCACCTGTAGCACCTGTGTCACCTTTAAGACCTTGAATACCTTGAGCACCTGTAGCACCCGCTGAACCAGTAGCACCTGTAGCACCTTGAGAACCAGTAGCACCAGTCGCACCAGTCGCACCAGTCGCACCAGTCAAACCAATAGGACCCTGCTCACCTCTAGCGAAATAAACTCTGGCATAAATTGAATCTGGAACTACAACTTTTACGATCATTTGACTATTTCTGGAGTTACTTCGACCTGCCCTCTGGCAAGTGTCAGCACCTTTCCGGTTGATGTTTGAGTAAGCTCTAAAGCCCAGACGTAATCAGTCTTGGTGAGGGTTGCAGTCTGAGCAGGTGTTAGTGAAAATCGCACAGAGTTATCTGAGGTGTTCACAGTAGGGACGATGTCGATGATTGCAGCTATGGATGGATTCTCTCGAATCTGCAACTTAGCAGTCCAACCAGTCAAAGAGAATGCAACACCATCAGCGTCAGTAGGGTAGAACGAACAGTCACCAGCCACGCTAGGGAATGTTGAACCAGCCAAGATAACTAGGTCAAATTGACCGTCAGTTACCGTGTAAGTTTCACTCACTTACAGATTCCTCTGCTGGAGTTTCCTCAACTACAGTTTCCTCAACTACAGTTTCCTCAACTACAACTTCACCTGGAGCAGGAAACGCTTTCCAGTCGGTAGTTACTTTAGAGGTGATTGGTGTCTTAGCCATTTATTTATCCTTTGTTAGTTTGTCGAACTCTGCCTTTAGTTTGACATGTTCCTTATGTAGTGCCAGGTATTTGTCTCGCCAATGATCTAGCTCAGTTTTTAGTTGCTCGATTTCAGTTCTAAGTTTATCTATCTGAGTGAACATTTCAGCTCTTAGACGCTCCTCCACACCGATGGATTGTGTCCTCCTAGTGGATAGATACTTTAGGAAACTTGAGATGCCTGTGCCACCTAGGATACCTGAGAGGATTAGCAACCAGTTGCGGTCATCCATTAGATACCCCTCCATAGTCCTAAGTTTACTTCCCAATGTTCACTGGTAATAGTATGCCCGATACGACTGATTAGGTAGATTTCTTGAAGTGTCGTTCCACCTGCTGAAAACTCGACTTGCATCGGATAGCAGATGTCTTTATCAACTATTGTGCTGAGAGTCCCATCACGACGAACTGCTGGAACAGATACAGATTTCACTGAGCGAGGGTTAGCAGCTGCTGAAACCTGTGATGCCCATGCACCTAGAGTGCCTAGACCTGAGGTGTTCCAAAAGTTTACTTCAAAGTCCTGTGCCTGACGGCCATAGTTTGTTACTGAGGTTGAGTTAGTTGAGGTTGCTGTTGCCAGTCCACCGGTCTCGGTTACCTTGACTACGTTAGTGATGTCGTCCGAGTTGTACGAATAGTCAATAGCGTCCATGCAATAGTGATCTGCACTTGAGCTGTGAACGTTAGAGATTGTCGGGTTCAAACTGCTCCAGGTAGTTCCCTGAGCGGTGTTGATGTCCACTCTAGTTTTCCAAGTGCAACCTGCCGAGGTATTAGCCCAGAACCAACCAAGTTCGGCATCAAGCAACATGTTTAGAACGTCACCCGAAA